CCAACTTGGACAACGATTCTCCTATCATTCTCCGCAGGGTTTATGACGCCTGTTATGACTCTCTTATGCCCGCCTCTATTCCTGCTGCCGTTCTTGTTATTGCTAAGTATCAATACCAATGTGCGTTCGTTGCTGATCAGGAAATTAACCTCCTAGCAGCACTAACTGAAATTATGGTTGAATGTGAATTTAAATAAAGGAAAAGAAAAATGAATGTAAAACTAATTCGTATGTGGTCTGGCGAAGATGTAATCGCAGACCTGGTTGAAGAAGATGATTCTATTATCCTCTCCAATCCAATTGTTGCTATTCCTTCCGGTAATGGGCAACTTGGATTTGCTCCTTGGTCCCCTCTTCTAAAGGGTAAGGATGAGAAGATCAAAGTTTCTAAAAGTTATGTAGTGTATATTGCAGACACTCAAGAGCAGATCATTGATAATTATGAGCAAATGTTCTCACCAATTTCCAAACCCCCAAGTAAAAAACTTATCATTTGATTTTTTGATTGAGGTAATAGTATGAAATCTTTGAAAACCCCTCTTCGGTATCCTGGTGGCAAGTCTCGCGCTTGCACCAAAATGGATTCTTATTTTCCAGATCTTCGAAACTATGCTGAGTTTCGTGAACCATTTCTTGGTGGAGGATCTGTTGCGATTCACATCACCAAGAAGTATCCAAATCTTAAAATTTGGGTAAATGATCTTTATGAACCACTTGTAAACTTCTGGCAACAACTCCAGATTTTTGGGATTGATCTTAAAGACAAACTGGTAGATTTGAAGTCTGCGAATAACACTCCAGAATTGGCGCGAGATCTTTTTCTTAAGGCAAAAGAACAAATTAATGATCAAAGTTTGCCTAGCATTGATCGTGCTGTTGCTTTCTATATCGTCAACAAGTGTAGTTTCAGTGGTCTTACGGAAAGTTCATCATTTTCACCGCAGGCATCTAATTCCAACTTTTCAATGCGCGGTATTGAAAAACTTCCCGAGTATTCTAAGTTAATTGCAAAATGGCGTATAACTAATTACTCTTACGATTATCTGATGGATGGGGACACAACTTCTTTTGTGTATCTCGATCCTCCTTATGATATTAAGGATAATCTCTATGGGAACAAGGGATCAATGCACAAAGGATTTGATCACGATAAGTTTGCTGCTGATTGTGACGATTGTCCTATGCATCAGTTAATCAGTTATAATTCAGATCAACTGGTAAAGGATCGCTTCAAGAACTGGAATGCCGCCGAGTTTGACCTTACTTACACTATGAGGTCTGTTGGTGAGTATATGCGAGAGCAAAAACAACGTAAAGAATTGCTGTTATTTAATTATGGAATTGAAGGATTGGTTGAATTCAATTAATTTTACTAAAGAGGATTTGTCTGAAGATATTAAAGAATACCCCGCCTTTATTATAAACAAGTGTTTGTCGGGACAGATTGATTCAGTTCTTTTCGCTAATGAGATGAATATGAATCATCATCTTGATAAAGATATGCAATATTCGTTTTATCTAAATAGTCTGAGGAAAAGGAAGAGATTTTCTCCCTGGCTCCGTAAGGATAAGATCAAAGATTTAGAATGTGTAAAACAATACTATGGATATAGTAATGAAAAAGCATCTCAAGCTTTGAAACTGCTAAATAAATCACAACTTGATTTTATTAAAAAACGACTTGAAATTGGCGGAACGAAATGACTAATCAAACTATTGAACCACAGGTAAACTGGTCTCCCGATATGATGGTGGAGGTTATTCTGAATGAACCAGATGACTTCTTGAAAGTGCGTGAAACTTTGACTCGTATCGGAGTTGCATCCAGGAAAGAGAAAAAACTCTATCAGAGTTGCCACATTCTACATAAGCAAGGTAGATATTATATTACTCATTTTAAAGAGTTGTTTGCTTTGGACGGTAAGCACGCAAATCTTACAGTAAATGATGTTCAGCGCCGTAATCGCATTGCGCGTCTTCTTGCTGATTGGGGTTTGATTACTGTTGTGACTGAAGATTCTATTTCTGATATTGCACCACTCAATCAAATTAAAGTTCTTTCATATAAGGACAAGGGTGATTGGATTCTGGAACAGAAATATAATATTGGTAAGAAAGGAAAAGGGGTGGAAACCGAATAAATAGTCTTGTGCCATTCGTGCGGCACTCTACAAAAGTCGGAACACCATAAAAAGAGGTTCGGTTTTACCGATACCTCTTTTTTTCGTTTCTTGTATAATTAATATTGGACGCCGAAAGGGTCCACAAAACACAAACTCGCTTTTTAAGGAGCTACCATAATGACAAGTATCTCAAGGTATACTGCTGCAGATCTTCCTGCCCTCATGGATAGGATTACTCGTAATAGCATCGGAATGGATGAATATTTTGACCGTCTGTTTCACCTACATGAAACAACTTCCAACTATCCCCCATATAACCTAGTTCAAGTAAGTAATGTAGAATCACGACTTGAACTTGCACTTGCTGGATTTAAGAAGAAGGAGGTTTATGTTTATACACAAGATGGAAAACTCTTCGTTGAAGGTCAAAAAGAAGATAAGGAATCGGAGTCCAACTATCTCCACAAAGGTTTAGCTCAACGGAGTTTTACACGTTCCTGGACACTCTCTGATGATACGGAAGTTAGATCAGTTGATTTTGAGGATGGTCTTTTAACTGTAACTCTTGGTAGAATTGTTCCTGATCATCATAAGCGAAAGGATTATCTCTAAATAAAAGAAAAAGACAAATGAAGTCCTTCACAGATTTTATTTCTGAAGCACAATTGATTGCATATAAGATGGCAGTGCCTCATTCCACTCAAGCACCAAAATTGAAAATTCCTAAGGGCAAAGCACTCCCTAAAAGGTCTCCCTCCAGTGCCCGAGGAGGACACGGAGGTGGTCATGGCGGTCATGGCGGAGGAGGTCATGGGGGAGGTGCCGGAGCAGCGGGCAATGGAGGTGCTGGTGGAAATGGTGATGGTGGAGGCGGTGGAAATGGTGATGATTGATAAATATAATTGAATATCGTCGGCGCGAGGGGACCCTGGCAAAATCCAGGTTGACTCCCCTCTTTTTTCTTGCTAAAATGTCTGTAGAGACCATGGAGTGATTTATGACCATTAAGATTGCACTACTAAAATCTGGAGAGCAAATAATTGCCGATATTAAAGAAATGATATCTGGTTCCGAAGAAGAGGAATCTGCAAATACTAGAGTTGTTGGATATCTTTTTGAATTTCCATATGCGGTTCATTTGAGAAATCCGGAACTTATAATTGATAAAGATGCGCCAATTCAACTTGAAATTTCAATGTTTAATTGGCTTCCGATGAGTAAGGACCATGTTGTTCCTGTTCCAACAAGTTGGGTTGTCACAATATATGAACCAACTAAAAAGGTGAAAGATATGTATTCAAATGTGCTCGAAAAACTCAAGAAGAACAAAGAAAACCTGAACAAAAATGGAGATCAAAATGATAAAGTTGATAGTGCTGACGAACAAACAGATTCTGATAAGCAAGATTGAGGAATCTCCCTCAGAACTAGGAGAACCTGATTGTAGATTAACTGATCCTTATATTGTTAAGGATAATCCAATTGCGGAACAAGAAAAATTCTTAGAACCATTTCTTTCCGGATATACTAGACAAAAGACTTTTATGATTAGTTCTGATAAGATTCTTACCTTAACGGAACCAACACCAACGCTTCTTGAAAAATACGAGGATCTTATTAAAGAATGAGTTTGCGATTCTACACTAATGTACAAATGATCGGGAATCAATTTCTCGTTCGTGGATATGAAAATGGTAAGCACGTAATGTTTAAGGAAGAATATTCCCCAACATTATTTGTTCCTTCAAAAAGAGAAACGAAATATAAATCTCTAGATGGTGAATTTCTGGAACCAATTAAACCGGGATTAGTCAGAGATTGTCGTGAATTTTATAAAAAGTATGAGGGTGTGGATGGATTCAAAATCTACGGAAACGATAGGTATGTTTTTCAATATATCTCCGACAAATATCCTGGAGATGAAATTAAGTTTGATATCAACAAAATCAGACTAGCAGTCCTTGATATTGAGGTTGCATCTGAGAATGGATTCCCAGACCCCAAGACTTGTGACCAGGAAATTCTTCTGATCACGATAATGGATTATGCTACTAAGCAAATTATCACTTGGGGTAACGGTCCATTCAATAATAAAAGGAAAGATGTAAATTATATTCAGTGTAGTTCTGAGTATGATCTTCTTACTCGCTTTATGAACTATTGGGATCATCCAGATCATCTTCCTGAGATTGTGACTGGATGGAACATTCAGTTTTACGATATTCCATATATTTGTGGACGCTTGGCAAAAGTTTTGGGTGAGAAGAGAATGAAGAGTTTCTCTCCCTGGGGTCTTGTAACTCAAAATGAGGTCTTTGCAAATAATCGCCAACAGATCTGTATGGATGTTGGTGGAATTTCTCAGTTGGATTATTTGGATCTTTATAAGAAATTCACATATAAAGCACAGGAAACCTATCGCCTAGATTATATTGCCGAGGTAGAACTGGGGCAGAAAAAACTAGATCACTCTGAGTTTGATACCTTCAAAGATTTCTATACCAAAGGTTGGCAGAAGTTTGTTGAATATAACATCGTTGACGTAGAACTTGTTGACCGAATGGAAGACAAGATGAAGTTGATTGAACTTGCCCTAACGATGGCATATGACGCCAAGGTTAATTATGCTGATGTGTTCTCTCAAGTTAGAATGTGGGATACTATTATCTACAACTATCTTAAAAAAAGGGATATTGTTATTCCACCTAAAGAGCGTTCTGCTAAAGATGAAAAGTATGCTGGTGCTTATGTAAAAGAACCAATTCCTGGTGTTTATGATTGGGTTGTGAGTTTTGACTTGAACTCACTGTATCCTCACTTAATCATGCAATATAATATCAGTCCAGAAACTCTTCTCGATGAAAGGCATCCTACTGTAAATGTCGATAAAATTTTGAATGAAGAGATGAACTTTGAGTTGTATAAGAAATATGCAATTTGCGCCAATGGGGCAATGTATCGAAAAGATGTTCGTGGATTTCTTCCAGAACTGATGGAAAAGATTTACAATGAACGTGTGATCTTTAAGAAGAAGATGCTTGCCGCCGAGCAAGAGTATGAGAAGAAAAAGACTAAGGAACTGGAGAAGGAGATCGCCCGATGCAATAACATCCAGATGGCACGTAAGATTCAACTTAACTCTGCTTATGGTGCCATTGGCAATCAGTATTTTCGTTATTTTAAACTAGCAAATGCTGAGGCAATTACCCTTTCGGGTCAGGTATCTATTCAATGGATTATGAATTCTATGAATTCTTATCTAAACAAGATTCTTAAAACAGAGGACGTTGATTATGTTATTGCTTCTGATACTGATTCTCTTTACGTCAATATGGGTCCTTTGGTGGAAACTGTATTCAAAGGAAGAGAAAAAACTACTGAAGGCATTGTTTCGTTCCTTGATAAGGTCTGTCAAATGGAACTTGAAAAATATATTGAAAGTTCTTATGAAAAATTGGCGGAGTATGTGAACGCTTACGATCAAAAGATGTTTATGAAGCGTGAGTGTATTGCTGAGCGTGGTATTTGGACCGCAAAGAAGCGATACATTCTAAGTGTATGGGATAGTGAAGGTGTTCGTTATGAAGAACCTAAACTCAAAATTAAGGGTATTGAGGCAATCAAATCATCCACTCCAGCACCTTGCCGTAAGATGTTCAAGGACATCTTCAAAATTATGATGAGTGGAACTGAGGATGATGTGATTGATTATATTGATAAGTGTCGCCGCGAATTCAGGACACTTCCGCCAGAATCTATCTCTTTCCCAAGGTCAGTTTCTAATGTTCAAAAGTATCACTCTTCCTCTGAGATTTATAGTAAAGGAACGCCCATTCAAGTTCGTGGAGCACTGTTGTTCAACTATTATATTAAGAAGGCAAACTTAACAAATAAATATTCACTTATTCAAAATGGTGAAAAAATTAAATTTTGCTATTTGAAAAAACCAAACCCAATACACGAAAACATTATTTCTTTCATTCAAGATTTTCCTAGGGAACTTGGAATTGACAGATTCATTGACTATGAACTACAATTTGAGAAAGCATTCCTAGAACCACTTAGGATTATTCTTAATGCTATTGGATGGAACGTAGAAAAAACTGCAAATCTTGAATCATTTTTCGCATGATGATAATGAAAAAACTTATTAGAACTTTTAATAGACTGACTGCCTGGATGCGCAAAGATACTGACGTGATGGTCAGGAATAGTGATGGATGGGGAGATGATGTTTTCTATCAAATCAAGATGGCAACACCTTCTCCGGAAACAAAGACAATTGTTTATATGGATAAGAATACTAATGTAATGACACCATATCCAGAAGTTTCTGGATCTACAACTATTGGTGGGATTAGTATGGATATCGTATCTGACATCGTTGATGGTATCAGTAATTGGGTAAATGATATGGATACTTATGTTCGTATTCAAAGAGTTACTGATAAAGGTGATGCAATCGGTAAAGCACTTCTTATTTGTGTAACTAACCCAACTGCGGGATGTCCTTGGTTTTCTATTCAGAGGAGTGATGATGATTATTATCAGGAATATTCACTTTATGAAAATCAAGGTGTAGGTGTGTTGGATGCTTTTGATGATGGAACATCCCTCAATATTACTCGACAGGGTGATACTGATGTAAAAAACTGGAAAATTGATATTGGTTGATAATATGGACTTTCTTAAAGATATTGTAAAAGAGATTGGTGGTGAGTATACACAACTTGCTGCAGACATTGATGAAACTGAAAAATATGTTGACACGGGTTCGTACATTTTTAATGCACTGGTTTCAGGTAGCATATTTGGCGGTGTATCTGGCAACAAGATTACTGCTATTGCTGGAGAGTCTAGTACTGGAAAAACTTTCTTCAGCCTCGCCGTTGTTAAGAATTTTCTTGATTCTAATCCCGATGGTTATTGTCTCTACTTTGATACTGAAGCCGCTATTACCAAATCACTCGTGGAGTCACGCGGCATCGACACATCTCGTCTTGTCGTGGTTAATGTTGTCACCATAGAAGAGTTTCGTGGAAAGGCGCTTAAGGCAGTTGATATTTACCTTAAGAAACCCTTAGAAGAACGCAAACCTTGTATGTTTGTGCTAGACTCTTTAGGTATGCTTTCTACCGAGAAAGAAATTACTGATGCACTGAACGATAAGCAAGTTCGTGATATGACTAAATCACAACTTGTCAAAGGTGCATTCCGAATGCTCACACTCAAACTAGGTCAAGCAAATGTTCCACTTCTTGTCACGAATCACACATACGATGTCATCGGAGCTTATGTTCCAACGAAAGAAATGGGGGGAGGTTCTGGACTCAAATACGCAGCAAGTACGATCATTTATCTCAGCAAAAAGAAAGAGAAGGATGGAACAGAAGTGGTCGGCAATATTATCAAGGCTAAGACTGCTAAATCGCGTCTGAGTAAGGAGAATAAAGATGTGGAGATTCGTCTTTTTTATGATGCACGCGGTCTGGATAGATATTACGGATTACTTGAACTCGGTGAGATTGGTGGTTTGTGGAAAAATGTCGCAGGTCGTTATGAGATTGATGGGAAAAAAATCTACGCCAAGCAAATTCTAAAGGAACCAGAAGTATATTTCACTGAAGAAGTGATGCAACAACTAGACGAAATCGCACGCAAGGAATTTAGTTATGGAGAAAGTTGAGTTTCTAATCCTTAGAAACCTTTTACACAATGAAGACTATATTAGAAAAGTAATACCATTTCTAAAATCTGAATATTTTGAAGATGCAAATCAAAGGATTGTATTTGAGGAGATACTTTCCTTTGTTCAAGAATATAACAAACCAACAACAAAAGAAGTCCTTTGTATTGAGGTTGAAAATAGGAAGGACATCTCTGAACAATCATTTAAAGAGATTATTCATTTAATTGGATGTTTGGAGGATGTTCCTGTTGAAATGAATTGGTTGCTAACCACTACAGAAAAGTGGTGTCGTGATAGAGCAATTTATATTGCTCTGATGGAATCAATTCATATTGCTGATGGTAACGATGAAAAGAAGAATAGGGATAGCATTCCATCTATTCTTTCCGATGCCCTTGCCGTAAGTTTTGATAATCATGTTGGACATGATTATCTACAAGACTATGAAAAAAGATACGAATCATATCATAAAAAGGAGGATAAAATTGAATTTGATCTTGAATACTTTAACAAAATTACCAAAGGCGGTCTCCCTAACAAAACTCTTAACATCGCTCTTGCTGGTACGGGTGTCGG